TGGTTCCTTGTTTAATAGTTCTGAAACACCATCAAAATGTCTATCATATATATGAAGGTTTTGGACTAAATGACAAAACTTACCAACTTTATAACCACAATGTCCCGCAACCATCATTAAAAGTGCCGTATATTGAATTTTGTTAATATAACCAGCAACTAAATAATCGTTGCTACGTTGGATAAGTGTCATATCAAGAGTTAATTCTCCGTTATTTTTTCTTACCGAGAATAGTATTTCATATGCACAAGGAAATAAACCTTTTGTTTCAAATAAATCGTGATACTGAAACATATTGATGATATGTCTTCTACCAAACGGATCATCAATTAAGCCCACCAATAATCTATCAATTAGATTGTATCTTCCGATTGTTGCACCATATCTTTGTCCGATTGTATCATCACCAATATTCCATTCTTCCCACCAGTTAATACCCATTTCACGAGCAACTCTCAATGATGAAGTTTGTTTTTGATATATCCATAAAATTTCTTTAATACCGGTTTTAATTGCGGTATTTCTTAATGTCGGAATTGGAAACTCTTCTTTTGATATGTCATACTCTTCAAAAACTCCTGTAATAAATTTTGAATTTGCTGGTGTTCCATCCTCGTATTTTGGTCTTGGATTTTCATCCCAAGAACCTTCTTCCATAATTTTTTGGATGTTTTGAATGTAATATTTATCCGCTTTATTCATAACTTTCTATAATAATAGTTTTTTTAACTTTTATAAGTTTTGCATCATTCAATCCCATCGGAGTAGGTGAACTCACTTTACTTGGGTCATCTAATTTAAGATTCCATACTATTGCATTGACTGGATCATCATGCCAAGTTCTTTCGTATTTATTTTCTTCATCACCATAACCAAAATATTTTCCATCCTTGGTTATTAACTGACCTTCCCCTTCTAACCTCCCAATTTCTTTACTCATAACTTTCTATTGTTTTATCGTTGTATTTTATTGTGATTAGTTTGGTTGGGATATTGTGTTTATCAAATTGTTCGTGTAACCAATCTTTATCTGGAAAGTTACTATCTTCAATACTATCACTAATTGAAAATGTTCCGTGAATATCATAGAAATTTTCAGGATTTGGGTGGAGTTTAGCTCGTTCATCTAAATTCAACTTTCGTTCTTCAATGGTTAGTCCCCACTTTTCAGAGAACTCCGGATCTGTTTTACAATCATAGATAAATTCTTCTTTTGTTGGTATTATACCAGCAATCCCAAAAGGCCCAGTTTCAGAACTTTTTTTAATGAAGTAATTCTTATAAGCCTCATTCAATAAGTCTGGTTCGTCTTTACCATAATGTTCCAATTGATTTTCGTTGAAGATGTGTAATAATCCGTATTCATCCATTTCACCAACAACCCGGATGTCGCCATTAATTGTTTCAAATACACCTACAATTGTACAAGGAAATTTATAACCTTTTGGTTTGTGAGCCTTGTCCCCCACTTTAAATTTTGTTTCTTTATTCATCTTTTATTTTATTTGTATATTGATGGTCTTGAATTAAGTCTTTGACTCAATAATGTTTCCTTGAAACACTTAACAAATTCTTCTTTTATGTCTTCAACAACAATATCGTTACCGTACACCATCACATCTTTTTTAACCCTATCTTTCCAGTGATAATTTGTTGGGTAGTTGTATAAAAGGAAGTTCTCCATTTCCTCCATAGTAAAGGAAAGTTCTATTTTAATTTGTTTACTCATCTTTGTTTTATTTTAAAAATTGATTTAATTTTCATCCAAACTATTTCCGGATGATTCCGTAACCACCAAAAAAATATATAAAATTTTTTCATAATCTTTAATCGTTTACTACTCCTTTTCTATTTCTATTTCAGGTTTAACCTTACTTGGTTTTTTAGTTGTTTCATCATCTGTATCGTCTTCAATAACGATTTTTACTGGTTCAGGGAATAACATATTCATTCCAACCCCTAAATTCACCTCAATTACTTTTTCTTTTTTCATTTTTTTTCTTTTTTTTATCTATTAATTCTTTTAAAGTTCCCAGACATTCATCACAGAAAGGACGATTAATTCTTAATGAATCCATTTCTAATTCACAAACCAAACATTTTGGTGGATAGTTAACCATAACCTTTTTTTGTTCGTTGGTATTAATATCACCATATTTGTTTTTTAGGTATTCACTCCATGTTTCCTGTTTTCTACCGTTTACAAAGAACCAACCGCAGTTTAGTTCAAACCATCTTACAAATCTTTTCATTTTTTCTTATTTTTATATTCTTCATAAACAAATTCTAAAATCCAATAAATAAAAACCATCAGGACCAAGAACCAACAAATAAGTAACATTTTAATTAGGAACATAAACAATATCAAAACAATAATCCAATTAAAATACCCAAACCAAAACCCGAAAGGAATACACTTAAACCAACAACAATAATTAATTTTTTTATAAGTTTAGTATCGAACAATGGTTTAGAAGTTATATTACCAAAACCTTTAATCATATTTTCAAGGTTTTTTAACGTATTTGGATCAAACATATTATTTTTCATATTAGTTTAGTATTAATTTATTATTTTCAATTAGTTTTCTTTTTTGTAAATCGATTTTATAATTTAAATCGACAATAAATGGTAATGACATCATTTTGTCGTAATCATCTTTTTCCATTTGTGTTTTAAAGTTTTCAATTAATTTTTCACAAGTGGTTAATTGTTCCCAATTTACAGAAGATTTTATAATCTTTTCAATCCATTTTTTAATTTGATACTTTTCTGTCATTTTTTATTATTTTATAATTATTCAACTTTAACCATTCTAAAAAATCAAGTACGGTCCATTCATTTGGATTCAGTTCACCTAATGGTCCATCTCCGAACTGATCAATAAATCCTTGTAAATAATCACGTTCAATTTCAAATCCACCTTCTTCACTTTTAACGATTTTAGTTCTAACCATTTCAATAGCACAAGGTTCACATTGTGTGGCTCTTTTATCTCCGTGAAATTGTTCTTTACAGGTTACACATTTACACATATAGTCACCAGGTGCAAAACCACCTATTGGGTATTTTGTTTCTTTCATTGTTCCGATTTATTTATGAATGATTGTCGTTTAATTCTTACCAAATCATTAAGTGGGTCAATAACTGTGTATTGATAATTGTTCCAGTATTTATCTGGAGATTTAGTTCTTAATTGTTTTGCAAAATTACTAATCAATTTTTTAGCAGTAAATGTTTGTTGGTATGTTTCACAAGAATCAATTATCTTTTCAATCCAGTTTGATACGTCTCCGTAGTGTGTGCTTCTATTTTCCATAAGTCAAAGATACAAAACTTTTTTTAAAAAAACAAACCCCAACTTTTAGAATTGGGGTTAAATATTATTTCTCAATAGGTTTGACCATCTTTATATTAACGGTTGGTGTGTCCATCCATTGTCCGTTACACATTTTTATGGTACTCATTCCACTTTCATATGATAATACCTGTGTTGCTTCAATTTGTAATCCGTCATTTAATATTACTAACTCATCACAAACTTTATCATTTTGGATTGAGATGTACACAAACCAACTAAATAATACAGATGTTAATATTATAAATAAAATTATAAAACTAAAATTTCTTATCATATTATTTAATGTTTAAAAATGTTCCTGATCCACCCGCAACTGTTGTAGGTAAAACTCCATTCCAAGATTGTGCTTTCAAATATTCAACATAAAGAGGTGTAATTTCTTTTTGTTTTAACTTCATTGCCAAGGCCAAGGCTTGTGCGTCAATTATAACTTTTGCCGAATCTCCACGAGCGATTGCGATTTTTTCTTGAGCTTCAGCTTCCGCAACTAACTTACGTTGCATCGCAGCCTGTGCCTCCTGAACCGCCTTTGTTTTAGATTCAATCGCCTGTTGTAATGCTTTTGGTGGTGTAATGTTAGTTCTTAACTGTGATACTTCAAACCATTTAGATAATCTTTTATTACACTCAGCAACAATAGCGGCCTCAAATTCTTCTCGTTTATTAAAGATTGCATCCACTTCCCACTTGTTAGCCACGTCATTTACTGAAGAGACAATTGCGTTCATTAACCATCCTTGTTCAATTTGTTTTATATCTAAACGTAAGTTCTCAAACATATTACCAATTGCCGTTGGTTTAAGTGAATAGTTAAAACTTGGTTTAATTGTTGCTGCAAATCCACCTTTTGTAATCACGGTCTGATCCTTATATTCAATATGTTGTTGGTATGTAGGAAACTCTAACATCTGTTCTGTCCAAGTGTTATATAATACCCACCCCGTTTTATATTCATAACTTGACACACCTCTTTTGTCTCCTGTCAAATTAACTTTGATACCAACGTGTCCCGCATCAACTCTTTCAAGTGCAAAAGGTTGGATGCTAGAGATTATAATACCCAAGACAAAAATACCAATTGGTTTAACTATCCACATAGTATTAAACATCTCTTTACTATCACCCCATCTGTCTGTTCCTGTTACATACATTCGGTCTCTTGTTGTAAATGCAATAAATCCTGCAATTACCAATCCTAAAATAAAAATTAAAGCACTAATCATTTTTTTCTTCTTTTTTGTTAAATAATTTTATTGTTTCGTTTATTACATACATAAGGATCCCTACAACACCAACGAAACTTAACAGTTGGAGGAACCCGTTTACTTCTCTACTGACGACATATTCGCCAAACATTGTTCCGATTGCGATAAAGCCTAACCACATCAGAAACACTTTAAAAAACTTCATTTAATTTTTCATATATTAATCATTTATAAAAACACAATTTTTAAACTCATAAACTTGTCCCGATCTTGAAGATATTACATCTAATTCAATGTTATAACCAATAATGTTTATTTTTTCAGCCTTAAAGTCTTCACCTTTTTTTGGTACTTTAAACTTTAATGGTTTATCAAATACTATCCCTTGTCTATATGATATTCTTTTAACAGTATCGGTCCATGTTGATAATCCGTATTTTCCATTATACCTAAACTTTCTACCAACAAATCTTGGAATATCAAAACTTTCATTTTCCACATCTTTTGATAATGGGTTCTTTTCTCCTGTCAGTTCTTCGTAATAAGGGTTAAGTTCTCCGGTCTGTGGATCGTGTGTTGGTATTGTTTTCATTATTACTTATTATAAAGTACATAAAGTCTTTGAGCAATTTCTTTTAATTGAAATTCTAATTTTGAAATCTTTTGTTTATCTTCTTCAGTTAATTCAAACTTTTCTGCTTTAATGTCTGCGATTTCATTAATAACTCTTCTATGTTGTTCCATTAATGCCCCTTGTAAAATTCTACCGTCTTGTTCCATTTTTTTATTTTTATTTTTTTATTATTGCCTTTGTTAATTGGTTGATTAACGCTTGGACTTCTCCGAATTCGTGGAATCTAACAAGTGGATCAGTATTGAAAAAATCAACATGCCAATCACCATCTTTAATCTCATCATTTGGTGGTGTTATAAAAGTTAATCCGTCAACGATATCAAGAACGTAGTAATAGGACTCATCTTCATCGTGTTCCCTCATTTCCTCACTTTTAAACCCTAAAAGTATTAATTCTCTTTCTGTCATATTACTTAGTTTCTATAATGTTATATGTTCCTTCAATTACACCCCAAGATGATTCTTCGTGGAATTGATATGTCTGTGCCACATCGTTTGAATCCATTGGTCTTGTTAAATACCAGACCTGAGTTTCTTTCCAAGTAACAGTCACTAATTTACGACCTTTTGGTAGGTTGATTGTTCCTTCTCCACCAAAACTCTTCACTCTTGAGTTTTCCGTACAAGATGTTACCATAACACCCATTAAAATTGCTAAAAATACTTTTTTCATTTTATTAGTTTTACTTTTTTTACTTCACCGTTTTTATCTACCTTATATTTAATTTTAGCGGTGTCAACAACTAAAATGTACTGATGGTCCATGTTTAAACAATTCCATTCACAAGTTTCGTGATAATACAGATGGACATGTATTTTATCCAACTTTTTACATTTCAAATATGTGAAATCTTTATATTGCCAGTTAGAACAACTCGTTACCAACCACAGAACAAATATATAAATAATTTTCTTCATAATCAAACTCCTCTTGATGTAAATTCTTTAAGTAATTCTTCAATAATTTTTAAGTGTTTTTCACTTTTATATTTGTGATAGAGATAAAATAACGCACAAAGTGGATAGACAATTAAAAAACTAACAACCCCAACTATATTAAAAAATAATAAAATTGCTTGTATCAATGCAACAACAGTTAAAACTATTGTTGAGTATGTGTGTTTATCAGCAATTTCTAAGTGTTTATACGCTTTATCCAATAACTCACTATCATTTAATTCTTTCATATTCATCATTTAATCGTTTTAACAACATATGGAGGACTAATTCTTACTTCACTACTATCACTATTAAAGTAATACGCAGTATCACCATCAAAACTTATTGTGTCGGTATACCAAATTGCTGGATGTCCACCATCTTTTGTTTCAACCACACCTTCAATTTTGTACTTGTACCCGTTTGATGTACAGGACACAAGACATAACATAATTAATAATTTTTTCATAATACAAAGGTAACTAAATTTATTGATATAACACACATTATTTTTTCTTTATTTTGGTAAATTACTTTTTTGCCACCATAAAATCTTTCATCAATCTCAACAACCCCTTCGGTTATCTCGTTATCAACCAAAAGTTTTACTTTCATCTTCAAATAATTGGTTGGTGATCAGGTTGTTTTGAATATCGTGTTTTCCCATATTATAGGTTGTGTACGTGCCGTTATCAAAATAAACCCTTACCATCAAAAATCCAAGATCTGACACGTAAAGTTTTTCAATTTGCCCAACACCCTTTGGTGTATTAATTATTGGCTGATTGTTTATTGATTTTATCATAAATTGATTGTAATGTATTTGTTATTTGAGATTTGATTTCTTCCTCATAATTAGTTCTTTGATCCTCCACTTTGGTATCGTAAAGTTTTTTGAGTTTCTGTATGTCTCTTTGACCTAATGTTGAAACATAATGATAAACGTGGTTGGTGATTTCAACTTTACTATCCTCCATAATGATAAAAATATCCAAAGTCTTATTGACTATATATCTTTTACCTGAAAGTGGAGCAATTGTAAATTTAGAATCGGGATGATTGATCATTTTTCTAACGATCGCGGTTGTGATATTTTCATAACCTGTTGAGTCTTCTGGTGCTTTAAACCACTTATGTCCTCTTTCCCAAATATAGAATTTTACTTTTAAACGTTTATACAATCGTCTAGTCCAACTTTTTACACTCATAATTTATTTTTTACCAAAGTTAGGAAAACATTTGGTATAAAACAAACTTTTATTTAAATTTTTTGATTTTTTCTTTTCCTCTCATTTCGGAGGCATATTTCATCCAAACTTTTTTAACTTTTGGCCAATCAGTTGTCGGATTTTTAAACTTTCTTTTGTTCTCCATAAACCACTCATCCATAGCATCTTTCAACGACATTCTTTTGGTGTTGGCTCTTTTGATTAACCCTCTCACATATGCAGGTATTTCAACTTTTGATGTGAGGTATTTAAAATTATATTCTTCATCCTCATCTTCAATATCATCTTCACGTTCAAATCCCATATCCTCAAAATTCTGTTGCTCAACGTGTTCAAGTTCGTGTTCAATAGTTTCTTTAACTTCGCCAACCAAATCCTCCATACTATCAGGAAAAAACTGTGGGTTGAATGTAATCTCCATATATATCTCTTCCATATCTGCTTCAGCGTGTATTGAGAATGGATCGTCCAAATCAATATCCTCCAAAAAATAACACTTAAAATCAAAGACCGCATACTCATCCCCCCTGTCAAATCTTAAATCATACAACTCAAAGTCCTCATCTTTTTTAAATTGCTTGATAACCATTCGGGAAAGTTTCATTGATAACTCATCTGACTTTCTTTCGTTGATTAACCGGTTTGTAATTCTACCAATAAGTGATTCTATAATTTGTTGTCTCATTGTTGTAAGTGAGTCATTAAAACACCACCAAGTGATGTTGCGTGTACTAATAAATGATTTATTGATTCAATATTTAATTTCGTTTTTCTTTTTGTATATTCAACACCTAAAGTCCCAATAAATCTATCATCAATAGTTTTAATAGCAAATAAATAACCTGATTTACATCCAGTATCTTCTGCAATATATTTTAAACCATAAGTCGCAATTGTCTCGTCTTTATAGTCCGGTATTTCTATAACGTCGTTACTTAATAGTTGATTGATTGACTTTGAAAATAAATTAACCGGTATATTATGGAAATTGTTTTGTACTGATTGAACACCTGGATGTACCGTTTCATACATGATTGAAAACTTCGCCATCGATTTACCTGTTGGATAAAAGTTTCCTCCGTTGTGAAACTGAGTTATCCATACTCTATCGGCATTAAACTCTTCTTTTATGTGTTCTATCTTGTTGGTGACCAACTCTGAAACTCTTAACGTTTCTTTAACCATATCTGGTTTCTCCTTCTTCTCCAACCTACTCTTTATATAAAGAACCAAAATTGGACCTATCACTCCTGTTATGAATGCGATTATAACGCTTACCCATTCACCCATAATTATTTTTTTAAAACTATAGCATTATTATCAACATCATCTAAGATATCTCTTATTTCGGTAAATCTATGACCGTCTTGGAAAACTATAGATATTTCTGATAGATCGACATCTTCACTTTCCAAATCTTCTAAAAAATTTAATAAGTCTTCGGCAGTTAAAAAATTTCCTCCTTTGAATGGATTTTTTCCGTATTCGTCTTTGTCTTCAAAATTAAAGTTCATAATATTTTTAATAATAAATATAATATAAATTAAAAACCCCCACTATTTATGGGGGTTAAGTATTAATTTAATAAAATTATTTTTTGGTAATAACTGACCAAATTGTACCAGTTAACGTCATAACTCCACCGATGATCTCAGTAACGGTTGCCTCATCAACAAGACCTTTCATTACAACAATACCACCAACAAATGTTAATGTGTGTCTAACAATACCTAATACTTGTTCTTTTGTAAGTTTCATAATTGAAAATTTAAAAGTTTATTTATATATAAATATTACAATGTTTCCGATTTTGGATCAATATCTGAATTATAAGGAATACCTTCACCATCTTCAATAGTAATATTTGGATACATTTTAGATAAAATATTAACTAATTTATCCATTGTATATAACCTATCATATTCTGTCGTTAGTTTTGCCGTTTTTGTGTATTCAAGTGCCGGTTGTAAGGTTCCTACTTGAAATTCTAATAATCTTGTTATAACGGTTTTAAGACTTTTAGGTTCATATGTTTCTGTAGTATCAATTTCTAAATCAACCTCACCAACAATTTGACTTTCATATTGTTTTTTAACTAATAAATAATTGTCTTCTGCAGTTTTATATGTTTGTCTTAGTGTTGCCAAATCAGTTATTTTATCTTCAATTGGTGATAAAATGATGGTGTCGTCATTGTTGTAATAGTCATAACTTTCAAATATAATTCCTGATTTTTCTTTTTTCCACGATGGTGTTATTTTAGCGTTACCAACAAAAACGTTATATTTATCTGTTTTTGGTATTTCAATTGTTACATTTAAAGTTACCTCACCTTTGTACTTTTGATAAAACTTTATAAATGTAGTGTTTAATAACATTTTGGATAGGTCAACTTTAGTATACCCATCATTGTCAGTTATAAAACTAACACTAAATAAATTTTCTGTCGTATCATTTATGGTGTATCGTGATAGTGGAGTTAAACCAACAACTTCTCTAGGTTGATCCGCAGCGGTTTCCTTATTTAGTAAATTAATTACTGAGATATTAACCTTACCACTTACACCGGTAGATGCTTGTAACTCCTTAGATCCATCGTTGTCGTAGTATTCCTCAAGTTTAAAAAATATTGTATTATTTTCTGCCATTTTTTTATTTTATTTTAATAAGTTATAATACTCTTTGAAGTGTTTGATTCTATCCGCAAGACCTATTGTTCCTCCATTTACTCTTTTTGTTACCGCAGTAACCGTAGCATCATCGGCTCCTTTATCACATATTGACCAAAGTTTGTTTGAGTCAAAGAAAAACGCTGCAGACGCCAATGGGTATTTAGTTGCAACAAGATCAGGATTTGCAACACAATCTTCACCAATAAATTTTGTAAAACTTGTGTAGTTACCTTTACCTGTTAATTGGATGTATCCTCTACCTCTAAATTTATATCCTTCTTTTGACGCTTCGTTTCCGTTACTCATACGGTCAGCATAAACTCTTGATGCGATCTTTTCAGGTTGTTTTGCATATGATTCAGCCAAGTTACCAGGAAAGTATTTACCAAACGTTCTTTTTAATCCGTCAGCAGAATAATTTAAATTTTCTGATACCGCCTTAAAACCACCTGACTCGTGTCCACATTGTGATAAGAAGTGAGCAAGTCTCAAGTTAGTTGTGATATTGAATTTTTTTGCAGTTTCAGGAATCTGTGCGATAACAACATCCGGAATGTGACCTTTTAGTTTTTCAATATTCAATCCTGTTACCGGTGTAATCACAACATCTTCTTTTACTACTTGAGTTGTCCCGAACATTTTAGACCAAGTACCGTCACCAACAATACCATCAGCGGTTAATCCGTTTTTAGTTTGCCATTCTTTTACCACCGTTTCAGTTTTAGGTCCAAAAGAACCATCAGCGGTTAATCCTAATTTTGTTTGGAGTTTTTTTACATCTTCTCCTGTAGATCCTACTTTTAATAACATACGTTTTTGTTTTATTGTTTATTTTCTGTTGCGTATTTAATACCCATAATGGTTCCTACTATTGAGAAGGCGTTTGTTAAAAGAATACCAAATATGTTTGACCAAGCAGCGCTTATAACTTGTGTGTCTTTACCCATAACAAGTGTAAATACATATACTCCGGTAGTAACAATACCAACACCAACAATAATATAAAGAGCAACCCTTACTATCGTTGATATTAATTCCGTTTGGTTTTTCTTTTGGAGTATGTCAAGATCATTGATTGCATTTGTCTTTGCTTCTTCGGCACGTATTCTTGCACTTTCGGATTTAATCATCTCCTTTTGTAGTTCCTGTTGAATCTTTTCGTTCTCTTCTCTCCAATCAATTAACTCACCATTCTGAGCTTCAATTTTTACTTTTTGTTCTTCAGCCTCTTTTAATGTTGACTGAAGATCTTCCATTATTTTTTCGTTTTTTTCATTTAACGTTACGAGTTCATCATTTTGTTTTTGTATTTTTTTTGTCATCTCAAGACGTTTTCTTCTTTTGTCTCCGTCTTTTGTTTCACAATCTTTTAAATAGTTTTTAAAATCTTCATCATTTTCAGTATCAATAAGTTTAGTAATATTACCTTCAAGACCTATACCTTTTTTAAGGTATAAGTCCATCAATGTTTTTTTAGTATTACTATCTATTTTTATCATTTGTAAACTTTAAATGGTAATGTTCTATTTTTATAACCTTCATAATCATTTCTAAATTCTTCTAAACGAGGTTCAATATCGTCAGATTTAATAATCCAAAATTGAGCACCTGCTTGAATTGCCTTTGCTTGTTCTTCTGGTTCATTTGATGATGATATGATCCCAACAACTACGTGATTACCATATTCAAAATTAATTTTTCTAATTAATTCTATACCATCAAAAGAACTACCAATGATGTTTAAATCAACAAATACACATTCAGGTTTATCATTATCATCCCCACTTTTGAACCATTTTTCAAACTTTTTCGCAGCTTCGTCAGAACTACTTAACGCATTTAAAGATAAACTTATGTCCAATAATGAACACGCATCTTCAAATACCAAATGGAATAAATCCTCATCATCCACTAATAAAATTGAATCAATCATTTTTTTCTTTTTTTTTATTTTATTTTTATTTTCATTTTTGTTCCTATTTCATTCTTCTCACAAGTAATAGTAAACCTGTGTTCTTCTAAAATTGCAACGCAAATATTTAACCCCAAACCAGTACCCGATTCTGTTTGTCCTTCTTTTCTTGTATATGGTTTACGTAGGTGATCAAAATCTTGTTGTGTAATCCCTCTACCATTATCTTGAATGTATATATTATTCTCATCAGAATAAATTTTAACAAACTTAGTGTCAGAATCATTATACTTTAACCCGTTTCTAATCAAGTTGTCAACCGCAGTACAAAATAACGCCTCGTTTACTTCTATTGTTGGTAAGTCCTCAATAATAACTTGACTACTATATGCGGTTGATGATAGATAATCAGATAGGATCACTTTTAAATCACATTCTGCCTTATTTAAGACAACGTCTTTTTTAACCAGATTTGTAAACTCATACACCCCTTTATACACTTTTTGTGAATGTTTAAGACCTTCCTTAATCATTCTAATTGGTGCTTCTATTTTTAAATCGGCTATGTCTTCGGGGTTTAATCTTCTCTCTAAAGAACTTAATCCTCTTGGCATATATGTATTGATACCTGAGTGCATATCGTGTCTTAATATCTTTGCAGCATGTTCTAAATAGGTATTTTTCTTTTCAATCTCTTTCTTTTGTTCGTAAGAATTGGTAACGTCTGTTGCTATTTTCATAACACGATAAATCTTACCATCCAAACCAACAATCGGGTTGTATGTTGCTTGTAGATGAACTAAAGAACCATCTTTTTTAACTCTAGTAATTTCACCAGTAAATAATATACCGTCATTTAATTTTTTCCAAAAAAGTGAATACTCCTCACTTTTTGAATGGTCTTCGTCTATAAAAATTCTATGGTGTTTCCCTGCAACTTCATCAATTGATGAATACCCCATAGTCGTTAAAAACAATTCGTTAGCAAAAATTATGTTTCCTTCCAAATCAAACTCAATAACAGCATTAGATTTATTTATTGCGTTCATTCTATTACGAATTTCCACTTCTTTTTTCTTAAGCTCCGTAACGTCTTGTCTAATTGATGAAAACCCTTCCAACTTACCATTCTTGTCAAATTTTGCCTTAATATATGTATCAACATAATAAAGTTCTCCTGACTTTCCTTTATTGGTCACAACATCATTCCATATCTCACCTTTCATAACGGTTTCATACATCTTACCCCAATACCCATCAGGTTGTAATCCAGAGTTAACAACACTATGATCTTCACCTTTAACCTCATCTAAAGACCAACCTGAAACCTCCTCAAATTTTTTATTAACATATGTTATTTTACCGTATTTATCTGCAACAGAAACTATTGTTGCTGAATCAATAAAATCCTCACTATCTTTTATTTGTTTTAATAATTCACCTTTTAATTCTACGGTTTGAGATTTCATTAAGAAATAAAATAATGGGGAAAATAATAAAAAGCAAGATATCTCAATAATTCTTGTTATATCAGTGGCCCCAATAAGACCCGATAAAACAAAAATTTTAGTTAAAAGAAAAGTAACCATCAAGATTACAGATGGTATTATTAATAGTTTACGTTTTTTAGTCATATTAATAAATATGCGTTAATCCTTTACTTTTTAAAAATCACAATATTTATAATCAAAATTAATTATTATGAGTTACACAAGAGAACAGGTTGAGGCTGCCGTAAAAGCCAAAGGGTATGTTTGGTTTGAAGACACAAACAACAAAAGTTACGATGTGAATATCGTAGGAGTAAGAAATAACGCACCTTCAGTTGCAAAAAAAGTAACAAACGTGTTTGATGATCACCTTACATTATCATTTAAAGATGAAAAGGGTGCTTGGCAATACTATTGTTGGATGGCGACTTGTGATCCAGGTAAAAAAGGTGTTCAACAATTTCATAACAAAAATGGTGTTGCAAGATTAGTACCGGGACAATACAGAGGTGTATGGAAAATTGATTTACATCAAGGTAAATACGAAGCACTTTGTCAAAGACTTGGTAATGTAACTGTTTGGAGAGATGCAAACAAAGATCTTATTTTTGAAGAAACAAAAACAGATACAGGTATTTTTGGTATTAACATCCACAAAGCAGGTCAAGATTCACAATGGGTTGAAAATTGGAGTGAAGGATGTCAGGTATTTAAAAGAGTAAAAGACTTTGATGTGTTTATGTCTTTATGTAAAAAGGCTTCAAAAATTCACGGAAACAAGTTTTCTTACACCCTAATAGAGTCAACAGACATTAAATAACATAAAGGGACTTCGGTCCCTTTTTTTATTTAAAAAAAATTATGATATTTATTTTGTAGATTAATATATTCTTACTATATTTGTAGAAATAAATAACACATTATGAAAAACACATTTGTATCTCTTATCTTCTTAACGGTTTCTTTTTTATCTTTTTCTCAAACAACAACAACTACCACAGTTGAGGATACCACTATGTATGAATTGGTAGATGGGACAAAAATCACAAAAGCTCAGCTTGATTCAATATGTAAAAAAGCATGGGATAATAGTTTTGGTAAAATGACCAAAGAAGAAGAAGAACTTCTTTTTGGTGGGACAACAATCACTGTTACTACTCAACCTATTAAAAAAGAAGATTAGTTGTTATTATTTTTCAACTAATCTTAATTTTTTACCTTTTGAATATCTTTGTCCTCCATATGTTATTTCGTTGGCAATAACTTCATAAAGGTTTTGATCTTCGGGTTTTTTACCTTCTTCAGGTACCTTTTTAACCATTTTGTTTTTTGTTAAAAATAAATCTTCAAATTCTTGGATTGAGTCATCCTCAAGTGAAAACCTTATTACTCCGTTCTTTTTATCTTCTTCAAGTTCTTTGTTTTCTTGAGCCACTACCGCCTGAGGTTTTCCTTCAACCCAAAAATAATTATTGTTTGTGTCCGCAGAAATATAAAACTTACCACTTGGACTCGCTTTACCTAATGCTGATTGATCTAAAGGGATATCAGGTTTATCATTATTTGGTGGAAGATTGTCTTTCACTCCCGGTAAATAATTTATAGTCAGATAATTACCAAATTTTGCGGGGTATATTCTACTTAGTGTTAACCCAGGTTCTAATGATGCCACCATATATTTTACACCATCTTTAGTGTATTTTAATCCTTGATTACTTACCGTAATTGGGGGATAACCTACTTTACCTTGTCTATTAACCTGTTTACCGGCTTCCATAGAATTTCCGTAACCTATTCCTCCTGTACTAAAAACATCAATATAACTACCATTAACATAAGGGGTAATTAATATTGGTTTTGCGGTAAACCCATTTGGGTTTTCATTTACAAAGCTTCTCACGCTATATTGTTTTATATCCGGTATAATATAATTTAATCCACCCTCTTTAGCATACAACGTATTTTCACCTTTTTTATTTGGATCTTCCGTCCCTTTTTTAATAACATTACCACAAGGATCTAAAAATAATATATCAAATTCATTCATATCCCCTCTTTCCAAAGCGGGTGAACATGCGTGATAAATTACCGCCGGACCACTTTCATATTGTTTTTTAATTCTTATTTCAGCAGTTCCTGAGTGACAATTCCCTGATTTACATTTTAAACTAACCCTTAATTCTTCTTTATTTTCTGATTTTTCAAATATTGATTTAGCCTTTGCAGCATCAATTTTCAATTCACCACTACTTTGTGATTCTCCTGTTGCTCTATTATTTAAATTTGCAACACCAATAACAACACCATTTACCATAACATCAAATTCCGCAGCATCACATGAATGACCACCCCTACAAGGAAAAGCGTTATTTGGTGTTTTATCATACATTACTTCAACACTAACATCAATTAGACATTGTTCAGGTGATTGTGCCCTAAGAATAATCTCAACAAACTGAGCATTGTTATAATCATTAATACTGGTACCCGCTTTTTGGGTGCCGTCAGGATTCGCTTCGGGACCACCTATTATTAATTCGGGTGCATCAAATGTGGGTATTTTTTCAATCCTTTTATCTGATTTAAGATTTTCAAAATAAACATTTAATAACCTTCTCATAGTCTGAAACCTTTTTTTGGAAAGATATCCTGGTGGTACTTCAATGGGTGGATTTTGTTCTTTATCTTGATTTTTTAATTTAGATTCTCCTCCTATAATTTTTACAGTTATGAATGAATTTTTATTTTTATTTAACCAATCTTGAGCCTTTAATAAACCTTGTTCTAATTCGGTCTTTCCTTTAGGGTCCAAACTATAATATTTACTTCCAGGAAATAATGACTTTGCGGTAATTTTTAATCCTTTATCGTCTACGACTACTTCTTCAATAATAAGATTATATAGATTTAAAATTCTTTTTTTTTCCTCTTCGGAAATCATAATGGCATTTTTTCTACAACACATATTACACTTTCTTTTATAAATACCATTAAATTAATAAAAGAAAATAAAAAAATAAAATAAATTTATCTCCCCTTGTAGGTCAAATAAGATACTACCATAATACCTATCAACGCGATCGGTACTAAACATGCGATAATTACTTCCATAGTGTTTTTTTTATAATAAATAATAAATAAAATAACTAAAATCATACCAAATGAGCGGAGGTTGTCTATTAATGAACAACCCCCACTTTTACTTTATCAAAACATCTGTAACAAGATGTCGTTCTCTCCTTCCCACTTCACAATTTTAGATTTAGGAACCCAAAACTCCATCTCACCGATCTCCTCAACTCTTTTCAAATACTCCTCACGGAAACGGTTAGCCTGACTTTTATCGGTGATATATTCAACCCCCATGTGTTTAGCACATGTCTTACCCATCTTAGTCAACATTGAAAACTCGTCAGTCAATGTTTTAGCGCAACACAAACAAACATCACCACGTTTAATTGTCATTTTACCTGAGAACTTTACAGCCTTTGGTGATACTGCTAATACTTTAGTGATGTCCAAGATAGTTGGGTTGAATTTAAGTCCGTAAGTGTCTTTCTATTTTTGACCGACTACTCTACCAACTTTAATTGAGTCTCCCTCAACCGGAATATTCATGTGGATTGTCTCCTTTTGGTTTTTTTCTTTTTGAATTTGATTCAAACCTGCTTGAATTTGTTTTTCAGACAACTTACCATAAAGGTTAAGTTTTGATTTTAAATCATTAACGAATGTAGATGGTCCGTCATAAGACAAAATCTCTTTCATCTCAGGAGTGAACTCAACGTTTTTAACTTCTTCAATTTTTTTAAAGATTTTTTCAACAGCAGATTTCTGATTCACAGTCAATGAACCATATTTAGAAATAGCATCTTTCATTTTTATAATGAAAGAATTAGACCCTGTGTAATTTTTAACTTGTAGAGATATA